GTTAATTTCCTCACCCTTGAATAATCTATGCTCACTTGATTCAAGTTCGTCAAGTTGTTCTTTCACAAAATTATTATCTATAATTTTTTTATTTTTCTCAGAGATTTTTTCAAAATCGCTTCGTAATCTCTGTAAATCTTCTTCGTCTTTTTCTGAGTATTTTGGCAGATTTAATATAGGAAGTATATCTATACTCTCCAATTTATTTTCATCTAACCATTTTACTATTGTGTCAGTCTTACTGTTAAGGCTGTTTACTTCAAACGAAATCTCTCTAGCAGCTTCCTTGAATATATCAAAGAACTCTACATATTCTTCTAGCTTTAAAAGATCAATTAGAAACTTTTTTCTGTTTGTATCTGTCGCAGTTAGAAACTGTAATGATGTATTCGTGTTCTGATACACGAGTTGTGTAAAAGTTTTAAAATCTAAACCAAGTACTTCTTGGACTGTTTTGTATGTATTAGTAGCTGTGTGGCTAGAAATATCATCACCGTTTTTATAGAGTTTACACTTTATACTTGCTTTACGAGTTACATCAATCTCGTACTCATCTTCGTCTACTGAGAATGTTATGTTTATCCAATAACCTTGATTTATAAATCTGTTTTGGATTTCTTGTTTTTTAATACCTTTTGAGTTCTTATTAAATAATACTTCTTCGATAATAAGTGGAATGGAAGACTTACCTTGTCCATTTGTCCCAACGAGTTGGGTAAGGTTAGAATCATTAAGGTCAAGAGTGTTGTCTTTACCATAGCTAAAACAATTATCCCAGCTGAGCGTCTTTAGAGTAATCATTAAACACCCCCATTATTTGTTTTACTTTGTCATCTGTTAAATTAAGTATAGCACTCATGTACTCTACCAGTTCCTCCTCTATAGTTAAATTCTTGAGGTTAAGAGTAGCCTCTGAGCTTCTTTTGACAACTTTCTTATCAAGAAGCTCAGAGTTTTTAACATTAGCTAAATCAGCTACATCTCCTTCAATCTCATAAATAGTATGGTGATACTCTGAGGCTATCATGTCATCTTCACTATCTATAGTCTTCCGAAGAAGTTGTGGTAGATCAAATTCATTCCATTCCCAAGTATTATCAAACTCATTAATTAAAAGATATCCTGTCTTGACTATATCTCTATGAAAAGATGTGGTCATAGGAGAGCCTGGATAGATAATGTTTCTCTGCGTATTGGAGTGGCTATGTAGGTCACCCGCGTATACTACAGGAAAAGGATTGAATCTATCAAGGTCAACCTCAGGAGTTACATGAGGGGGTATTTCACCCCTTACATGTGTATATAAAGGCTTGTCGAAATTACACTTCTCTATAGAGCCTTTCTTATGCAAATCAGCATAAGGTAGAATAGTTCCCCATTCATACTCTTTAGTTTCATCTACAATTTCAACAAGAGGGTTTACATCAGATGTGGCTCTTTTTAAATTAGAAAAGAAAGTCTTATTCTTTTTAGTTGCTTCATGGTTACCATCATAAATGACAGTAGGAATTGTAATATCTTTGATAAAATCAAAATATAATGTCAACTCGTCCATTGAAGGAACTCTATCGAATAAGTCTCCGCCTATGACATGCAAGTCAGCCATCTGTTCTAGATTGTAAATACTATCAAAGAACAGTTGGTATCTTGCGCATGCCCAAGGCATAGGAACATTCTTTTGTCCTAATTTAATATGCCAGTCTGCTGTAAATAAAATCATGCTACGAACTCATCTCCAGGTTGCCATGAACACCCTGTAAGACCACCAGCTTTTAAAGCTTGTAGTGTTCTTAACACTTCATTTGCATTTCTTCCTGTATCTAATGCATTCATTGATACATGTTGGACTATTCCTTCAGGGTCAATTATATAAGTAGTCCTGAAAGGTACCCCATTTTCATCGTCAACTATACCTAGCTCATTTGCAAGATACAGTCCACAGTCCGCAGCAAGAATGTGTCTAATATTTCTAATATCACTATTTTGCTCTTTCCAAGCGAGTTTACAATGTTCATTGTCTCCACTAATGCCTATGACATCAGCTTCGTCAACAAGATAGTCCATATCTGCTATTTCAGTTGGACAAATAAAAGTAAAATCTTTTGGGTAAAAATATACCACAGTCCATTCTTTTAGCAACACATCTACATCAATGATATCATTTTCATCATTAACTCCTTGCATTGAAAAGTCTGGAAAATTTTCTCCTACTCCTAACATTATATTCTCCTAAGATATAGAGAACTCAGAATCTACATCAGAAGGAGCTTCAGCGCCCTCAGATGGTTGAGTTACTCTTTGTAGAAGCTCTAACTGAGCATCTGGGGTTGGTCTTGCAAGAACATCGTCCATAGAGCGCAGTTCAGTAAGTGATTCCTTCTCTGCGTCAGTTAACGGTCTTGGTTTGCACTTAAGTGCTTGAAGCCTATACTCTACATTAAAAGCCATAGGTCCAGTTTTAACTCTTTGGAAGTGAACGTCCCAACCTGTTTCAGGGTCAGTAGGATCGCCTAAGTCTTCAGCGGCAACCATTATTTGTTCCATGAGTTTCTTTTTGAGATTAACAACTTTTACATTGCCATCTTTAGGATCTATGCATTGGATAGCGTATGCCCAACCACATTTAAGGTCAGGAAAAAACTCCCTTACATAGTCTTTTTCTTTGTTGTTGAATGTTTCTGTATCTCTGTCGAAAGCAAGACATTCCATAGGAATATTCTTACCGTTTTCGCCTTTGATCCAGTATACATATCTTGGTAATATATCACCTACTAGACGGAAAATATTATCTCCCTCTACGTATTGATATTGATCGATTGAGGATTTTTTAGCACTCCCCTGTGCTTGATTAAATTTTAATGCCATTATGTTCTCCAATTAGCGTTATCTTCAAACTCAAAATGTACTAGACCATCTTTAAGATGAAGCAATCTGTTGCGATTTACTATCGTTGTCGTAACAGGTAAGTGTATCAACTCTAGTGTTGTCTCACCTGTTTGTTTAAAATGAAAGTAATTACGGTACGAAGCTACTGCAATATATTCTGCAGCCTCTTGATTACTATAATTCTTTCGTTCAGCCAGTAATTGTCTCGGATTTAACAGAAAACTGTCCCCGAGAAAACTTTTCCCAAAATATTTATAGGTTTTGTCTTTACGACTGGCAGGGATTCTCTTATAAGTTAAGAGATGAATAATAGTGAGAATTGAAACACTATCGCCTTTCGTTTCTCTAAATATCTTTTCCCAATTATATTTTATCATATATTATAACAAATTTTGAAACTGTTGTCAAGACATATTTTTCGGAGGTGGCTACAGGGTTGATATCTCATACCCTTGTTTAATGTAGTAGCCTGTGCGCATACTAGCCTGCCTCTTTGCCGTCTTTCCAATTAAATTAATATCCACTACTATAGGTTGTTGTTTGCCCTCGTAGTCCCTAATTATTCTTCCAATGAGCTGTGTAAGTAACGGCTCATTATTTACTGGTGTTGCGAGTACTAAACAGCTAAGAATATTTAGAGAAATACCCTCAGAGAATATAGCTTGTGTCCCATACAGAACATCTTTATCCTCATAAATCTGATTAATTATATCCGCTCTATCTTCGTGATGGACTGCGCCCGTCACACAAACTGCGTTATCACCAGTGAGTTTCGCGCAGTTCTTTAGGAAATCTACTCTATCAGATACCACTAACACTTTATGACCTTTGGCCGCATATGATGATGCAGTCATAGCCACAGAATGTTGATACTCTGGGTTGTAGGCTAATTCATTTATTCGATTAGCCCAAGGGATAGAGTTTCCGTCCATGAATCGTATATCCATTGGTAGGATATGTACTTTTGGCATCATAAAGTTTTCCTTTGGTGGTTTTAAAACATTGTTTCCAAAGTAATCCCTAAATACTACATGTCTGCCATCTTTTCTTTCTAGTGTGCCTGTAAGTCCAATCTTATATCTAGCACAATTTTTATCTATAATTCTTGAAAAAGTAGGTGCACTACAATGATGCATCTCGTCAAGAATAATAGTTCCAAATAGTTGTCGTATTTGTGGAATCTTTCTATATAAACTTTGAATATTCCCAATTACAACAGGCTTATCAGTTTCAAACTTTCCACTTCCAATAATACCAGCTTTAAAACCAAATACTTTTTCTACTTCATCCTCCCACTGCTTGCGTAATGCTAAGGTATGGGTGACTACTAAAGTTTTTTGACCAAGCTTACCAGCTATTGCAAGACCTGTAAATGTCTTTCCCCAACTTACCCAAGCGTTAATTATACCACCGTCTCCAATCTCGTCATAAACGGATTGTTGACTAGGTCGTAACTCTAGATTAAACTCTGGGAAGGTTTCTGGCTTTAGTATTCTCTTATCTGTAATTTCATGATCGGTTGGTATTAGGTCTTGTCTGCCTACTGGAATTGCTACTAATCCTTGTCGTATCATTGCCATATTTTTTATAATTAAAGGCGGATCGCCAAACTTAAAAGAAGGAACAGAATAAGTTAATTCTTTATCAATCTTTTGTTGTTGATGTGGGAGTACTTCTAGATAAATCCTATCACTAATTACTGCTTTCATATCCTTTAAACCATTGTACTAATGAGTATCTGACACCTTTTGTAACAGGTTCTACTTCATGAAGTAGATCAGAAGGAAAAATTATTATAGTTCCTTGCTCGTTTGCTGTAGGACTAGGAGAACCTCCTATACCATATAAACATAAATCCCCGCCCTCATAATCCAAAGGATTAGAGAGTTGAACACTAATACTTAATACTCTTTTATTCTTTTCATCTGCATCATAGTGAGGTCCATAGAAGTCACCTACATTATAAGTTGCAAACTGTAAATCTTCAGCTTCAGTTATAACATAGTTTTTATACTTACTCATTACTAATTCTTGTATATAGTTTTTTACTGCTTGATTACCTATAAAAGATATTTTAGTAGACCTACCCTCTGACATAAGATTATCTTCGCCTATTCCAGCATTTAGCTGAGGGCGATTTAATCCTTCATCAATAAGTAGTTCACATACTTCTTTTGGTATTATTTGTTCAAATATTTGTATCATTTATATAATGGTGTTTTCCAAGGATTTACATTTATTCCTGTTCTTAATCCTTTGAATTGCTCTACTCCATGATAGAGGCCTGGTGAAAATAGTACTAATCTGTTTTCTCTTGGTGTAACTTCTACACCATTTTTAAACTGTAATTTTCCATTTGATAAGTTTTCTACTTCTAAATAAAATACTGTAGAGCAAATAGGATATCTAGTCACTCCTTTTGTTGTGTACGCAATTTCATCTTTATCATAGTGCCACTGCATAGGTCTGGTATTTGTATGAGTCCAGTAGTCGTAGCCTACCATTTTGCTAATATCAAAATATTTTCCAGCATGTCTCAAAATTTGATTGCACATCTCTGAGTTATCATGCTCACAATCTGCTAAATGCCAGCCTTCCCCCTCTTTATCAAGGACTCCGCTGACAAAATTAGCTGTCGAACGATTGATGTTTTTCTTCCAAAATTCCATTTGTAAGTTAGTGAAAACACCATCTACTACTGCAATCATATTTTTCTCCATGAATTCTTTTTCTTTTCATTAGATGTATCATACAAGAGCCAAGGAATATCATCTCTATAAAGTATTCCTGCCCATGTTTGATTATCTATGAGGGGTCTATCTAAGGTAAAGGGAAATGGGCAGTCTTTTACCCATAACACACTTGCTACTGTTTTTAAATCTACACGCAGTATCTTATGATATTTGAGTGTAGCTTTCTTTGTTTTTTCTTTGCGAAAGAAATATCCTGTGTTGTCTATGTAGAACTTTCCTTTATGGTCAAGGTATGACCGAATGTCTTTTATCATATACTTCACAGGATATATACTTTTCATTGGGCTTTGGAGTCGTCTTATACCAAGCGTCTTGCCTTTCATATTTTTATCGTCAAGAACTTGGTTTTCTATCCAAAGGATTCCGTCTACTAACGATATTTCATCAGTGTGAACGGGAAATATGGGAAATTTTATTTTATCATATATCATACATCTTTGAGAACTTCCCTAGAGAGTAGTCATCATGTACATCAAAGTCACAACCAACAGGTGTGCCTGGTATACTGAATCCTCTGTCTCTTTGAATACATTTCTGTAATTCAGTTGAGTATACTTCTATCTCGTCTTCTGGCACTTCTGCTAGAATTGAGTCATGAACCAAAGCAAATATTTTTGACTTCATATTATTACTTTTGATATACTCGTTCATTTCGATACCACCCAGTAGGTTGATATCAGAAGCAACAGACTGAACTAAAAAGTTTAGTCCAGACCTGACTTCATGACTTTGAATACCTTGATTATCAGACTTAACATTAGGCAATCTTCTCTTTCTGCCTGTCGCCCCATATATAAATCCATTATCCATAATAAATCTACTAGAACGATCAATCCACTTTCTTAGGTTAGAAAACTGCCTAAAATAATCATCAATGACTTCTTGAGCGTCTGTTTTACTAAAGTGTTTGCCAGAGTCTGCTGTAACTTGCTGAGAAATCTTACTTGCTCCAGCACCATACATTATGCCGAAGGTAACAGCCTTTGCAGCCTGTCTTTGTGTGGGATAAAGATCTACTACTTCATCCGCCTCACATGGTAAGTTAAATACTAATTTTGCAATACTAGAGTGAAAATTACCGCCACTCTTGAATACATTCATTAAGTTCTCGTCTTTAGCAAGCACAGCAGCAACATACACTTCTGCGGTTGTTAAGTCCATTGCAACAATCTTGTGTCCTTCTTTGGCACGAATACAACCTTTAACAATAGGATTGTCTCTAGGTATTTGTTGCATATTCATTTTACCACTAGAAGATAGACGACCTGATGTTGTGCCATGCAGATTGAAACCTGTACGCAGTCTATCATCTCTATCTAATTGTGGATATATTTTATCTAAATAAGTATTCTTAATCTTTGACTTTTGCCTTATACTAAGAATATGTTTAGGTATTTCGTGTTCGTCAGCTAATTGTTTTAGTACTTCAGCATCTGTTGAGTGCTGACCTGTACCAGTCTTTTTGCCTGTGGGTTTCAACCCGACAAAATCAAACAGCAATTCTCTTAGCTGTACTGTGCTGTTTGGATTAAATTCTTTTTTCTTTACATCTTCAAATCTTTGTACTGCATCAAATTCATACAGTTGATTTACTGCTTCATCTATATCTGCTTGCATTAAATCTCTACCTTTTAATAATCTTTCTTTATCAAAAGGAACACCATTGTCCTGTATATCTGTGAGGAATCTACAGCCTGGTATAAGTATATTTTCATATACACTAAATAACTTAGGGTTCTTTCTAACTGCTGGATATAGTTTCTCAAATACTAATAGAGTTACTACTGCGTCCATTGCAGCGTATGTTTTCATAATGTCAAAAGGAATGCAATCCCATTGAAAGTCTGCTTTCAATATTCTATTCTGCCTTTTGTAATTATCAATCCAATCATGCATTGGTTTCTCATAATCACCATAGTCCGTATGTTCCATAGCTAATTGTTTTAGACCATGTCCACCAGGAACTTCATCTAAGCAATAATGTAATAACATTGTATCTTCAAATTTTGGAAATTTAAAATTAAAATGGTATTCAAAGAACGCTAAATCAAACTTAGCATTATGAAATACTACTGTCTTTTTATTAAAAACTTGTTGCATTAATACTTCTGCTGTTTCATCTATGCACTCTGTATCTACATATGCTCCCATGTGTTTCTTAAAGGACATACTAAATCCAAGCATATATCCATCTCGTGGATATAAACCTGTGGTTTCTGAATCAAGCGCTACAAATTGATTTGAGTGGTCTCTAGCTTCTATAAGGAATCTATGAAGTTCCTTACTGTCTGTGATACCGATTGCTTGTTCATTACTTACTTTCTTTACTACTAAGTCTCCACTTATAAAATCTATAATATTTGTCTTACTTTTATCCCATAAAGGTTTAGCCTCTGGTTTAAAAGAAAGCATTGCAGGGTTGATTACAGGTAGAAACTTATCTTCTACACATCTTCCACTATATTCTGTTATAGAATTTACACTTGTAAAAAACTTCAAAGATTCTGAGCCAACCAATATAATCCAATCATATGTATCAACATCTATCTCAATGTCTACATCTGCTTTCAATATTTTCTTTTTACTACTATCTGAGCATAGGGCATACCTATCAAACTCAAAAGCACTATCAAATCGGTCAGACCAATTTGTTCTACTTATTTTTGATTCTATTATTGCTACTTTTATCATTTTCTTTTCCATTTATATATTATATCAAATTTTATACGCCATGTCAAGTACTGTTTCATACTCTGGTAAAACTTCGTGTAAAACTTCTATATTTCTAAACTCTGTCCAACCAGTAAATCCTGGAGTGGTTTCAAAAGTTTTGTGTTTTATTGTATTCTCTAATAACCACTGCTCGTGTTCGGCAGCTTCTGTTCTTGTACTTTGGTCATATGCTAGTATCTCATAGTCATATGGTATTTTCCATTTTTGAAATCTTGTATTTATAGCGTCCTGCCCTTTTCCTGTAGCATACCCTATTTTTATTGATTTTAGTTCTTTTATATATATTAAATATACTACTGCAGGCCTATAATCATTCTTGGGTATTCCACCTGTGAACTTGTGTGCACAAACTCCACAACTATTTTCCCAATGACAAGGTTCTACATAAATTACATGGCCATTATCACATATTAATTCATACTTTGCATATGCGCCTTTATCGAAAGGCTGTTCTAATAGTGTAAGGGTTGAATGAACTTTGTATCTATCTGGGTCAAAACTAGTTTCGCCTTCAAAATGTCTGTAGCGAAAACCGTGTATAGCACGAAGCCTCCCCAATTTATTTCTTAAACTTCCGTCTGGTCTTACTACTCCTCTAATTTCTGCTAATGCTTTGATTGTCTCGCTATAATTAACTTCCTTTCCTTGAGATATAACAGTTATTAGGTAGTCCTCCTCCTCTTTTGTCCATTTAGTATTTATTCCTTTACCCATATAATCTTTGTCTTAATTGTTGTACCTTGACTTCGGCAAGTCCGCCAGGGTCTATGTTTTGTCCTAAATTTATATTTCTAGCAGTGAGTCCCACCTTTTCTGCCAGTCCTTTGAGTAGTTCTGCAGCATCTTGCCCCGCTGTATCACCATCAAACATTATGTCTACACCCTCTACATTTTGCATTTTAATTATAGACAGTTTATCTTCGTCTATATTTTTTGTACCAAAGCAACAAATTGCGTTTGGTAAACCTTTGTCGAAGAGATTTATCATATCGAAAATCCCCTCGACTAGGATCACTCTGCCTTTAATTGGTTTGACAGAAGCAGGGTAAAGTGGTAACTTTGCATTTGGAGGGTATATGAGATACTTTGGGATCTCGGTCATGGTCATATGTCGACCATTAAAAGCTACCACCTTTCCTGTTATATCACGAACTGGGAAGACCAATCTTCCATTAAATTGTGTTTCGTGATGCATAAAAGCATCAAAATGCTTATATGTCTCGGGTTGAATTCCACGCCAGTTTCCGACATATGGAGTAAAGCCTTTAGGGAATTCAAACCCAATACTTGCTGAGCGTTTTTCATCTATAGAAGATTTCAACTTTTGTCTCTTTATTTCTAAGAAGTTTGCTGCAGCACCAAAATGTTTAAATAGATTACCTCTGAAACCACAAGAAAAGCAATTAAATATACCAGTGATATTATCAATACGCATACTTGGATTACTGTCCTCGTGGTCAGGGTTAAGGCACTTGACTAAATAATCTCTACCAGAGACTTTAAAGTCAATGCCTTTTTCTTGTAATAATTCATCTACTCTCATGATATATTAAGAAGTTTTATTATTATCATCATCACTATCATTCCGTAGATTATCTGTACTAGAATTTCCATCATGCTTCCATTTTAGTTTATCACCGAGGTCTTCGTACTCGGTCATTTTCGTTCCGTCACTATCTACGTCATGCTCATAAAATCTAGTTTTGAATACAGCTTCTTGCATCTGAAACCAGATTGCAATAGCATCAGCTCTAAATTTTTCGTCAGGCCATAGGTAATAACAATTCCACCAATCCCCTAAAAATCTATGTACTGTGACATTTAGATTAAAATTAGGATTGGACTTTTTTAGTATTTGTACTGCTCTTAGTCTTTGACTACCAGCAATAGGATACCAACTTTTCATGCATAAGAAAGGATTCTTAATCCCATTTTCTTTTATACTTGCAATCAAAGGTTCATTTGCAGGAACATTGTGTATGTTCTGCGCGACTGTAGGCTCTGTTAAAAGTCTATCTGTCGTTGTAAAAACTATTTCGTATGGAGGGACTGCTACCAACTCCGCGGCTTTACCACCTATTCTATCACTAGCCATTGGGATCCCGTCCTACTTGTATATCTTGCATATGTCTATACCATTTATCTATAAGTGCTTCTTTACTGAGGTCTACTCCAGTTTTCCACTTTTTACCTGTAGCGGTTTCTTCAAAGTGTTTTTCTCCATTATTATAAGCAATTTCAAGAACTCCGCCACTAGCGTGTAGATACTTTACTTGCCTGCCCCATTGCTCGGCTCTAATAATTTCTTTTTGTTTTGCTACTCTTTCTTTATACTGTGTCATGTTTCTTTTTCCCAGAGAGTTCCTTTTCTCCAACCGTCTAGGTCTAATCCCTCTCTTATAATTCTGTCTTTTTCTTCTAAATGAAGCGCTCTTATTTTTTCTCCTAATGTTTGGTCATTAGGCGTGTTGTCTATTAATTTCTTTATTTCATCACTAAACTGCGTCATGTATATCTTCTCCTGTAGATAGGCTATCTTTTATCTCGTCCCTTTCTTTAGGGTTCATTGTGGACTGAGGACCTATCTTCAATGTTTCCCAATCCATTACACTTGTAAAACCTTCCATTTTTGCACTACGCATTTTTGTACAGTTAAATGTGATACATTCATCTTCTGGAGACCAAGTCTCAATAGTATAAGCTGCATCAGCTGCATCAAGAATACCTTTTGCAAATCTAGCTTCTCCTGTATTATCTGTTTGATAAGGAGAAAATACAGGAACATTATATTCCTGTGCCATGCTTTTCAAAGTTTTACTTACTTCAATTTGTTCTGTCCAATCATACTGTCCACCTTTACTTGGTGCATTACTTCTTTTTACTTGGTTTAGATAATCAACTATAATAACTCCATAATCTGATTGACTAAGTTTAGCTTCTAGTTCTTGCCTAATCTTAGGTAATGTTAGTACTGGATCGTATACAACATCAAGTTGTCTGTCTTTATGTAGTGGTTTTGTTTGTAATTTTTTATGAAACTCATCAAAATCTCTATCATCATAAAATCCTGGTAGTAATTCTACTCCTCCATCAAATCTTCCTGCCCACCACTCAGCTACTCTATTCCACTCAACATTAGTCAAGTTACGACTAGCTAGTCGGGATATTGGGATTCGTGCACCAAGAGCGCACATTCTTTGAAGGATAGAACGACTGTCCATTTCTATTGTGAAATAAATACTACTTCTCCCTTGTTCATAAACATTATTTGCAATATTTACGCAAGTTAAAGACTTACCAGCACCTCTTCGACCACCTACTAATACAAGATCTCTAGGTGAGAACTTCATAGACTGGTCATATTCATCATTGAGTCCAAGAGGTAAATACTTTTTAAGGTCTTTCTCTGAATCAAACAATGCAATAGTTTGCATATTTTCTTCGGGTGGTTTTAAATCAACACGGTCTCCTATATCTAATACGATTGTTTGTAGTGCTTCTACATTCTCCTCCGCATTAGATATAGCGACAGTTTTATCTATAAATCCGTCTAGTTCATTTAGTATTTCTACTTGTGTATATTCATTTTTTACATATTCGAGCAGAACCCAAGCGTCAATATCTATATCAACAGCTTCGATTGCGAATACTTTTTCTTGAATTTTTCTATCTCGAATGGATAGTTTGAGGTCATCAAAGGTGGGCAGGGCATTGAAATTTTTTATATGGGTATCCATAGCCCTATACAGAGCCTGATACTCACTAGCAAGATAGTTTTCTCTTAGGTTTCCCCAAGTATCAAAATCTTCCTGCGTTATTATTTGCTTCAGTAAAGCTGAAGTTAAGTTCAATGTCTACCCTCCCAGATAAAAAAGTGCAAGGGAACTTAACTCCCTTGCACAGAATTTAAAAAGAATTAGCTAGAAGCTTTTTCTTTTCTTGCAGCGCCGTCGTAATCAGCACAAGTTAACCCTCTACGAGTTAGCATTGTTTTAACGCCTCTTACAGTTTTGCCAATTTCATCAGCAATATCTTCAACACTTAAGTCTCCAATATTTTCGATGTCCGCCAAAGGATCAGCTTTGCTAGAACCTTTGGTTTCTTTTTGCTTAGGTATAGCGTTAATATCGCCACTTCTAAGCAAGCTAAGAGCCTTTCCTCTAATAGAGTTAACAGATTTGCCAAGGGCTTCTGCGATTTCTTCTACAAAAGACCCACCATTTACCATTGAAGTAAATGTAGCTTCTTCTTCGGGAGAGTAAGTTCTGACTGATTCAGGCTTCTCAGCTGGTTTTACATGAGAAGTAAGTTCCATTGAAAGGATTTTCCCTTGTATTGATTTAGCAGAGAATTGTCCACCTTCAAAAGAAGATGCAATATCTGCATATGTGTATGTACCAGAGTTATCTGTTACAAAAGCTTGAAGTGTAGCTTCTTGATCGTCAGAAAAAGTTCTGTTAGATACTGAAGAAGCAAGTTCCACATCGTGACCCATTTTTCTAAGTTTGCTAGAAACACTTCTTGTAGAAGTTTCTAACTCTTCAGCTGCGCTAGCAACTGTGGCTTGTGATATAGGTGATTCACTGCCAACGAAATCAACTAATTGTTGAGTTCTTTCATCTGTCCATTTTGGTAATGCCATGATTATTTTCCTATTTCGTTTAAGTTGGTTATTATTATAACACCCCTTTCTCGGGCTGTCTTCGTTTTTGCGGACTCAATACCGCTTTCATTCACTAATATATTTACATCTTTAGTCAAACTACTTTTAACAAGATAGCCCAGTTTCTCTAAATATTCTGTTGCTTGAGCCTTTGTCTTGTAGCTTTTTAGTTTTCCCGAAATACAAACAACTCCTTTATTTTCTGTGGGTTTGGACACTTTTAGTGTCTGTATCCACCGAAAGGGAAGTCGTTCATATCCGTCAATAAACTCTTCGTAATACCAGTCCAATAAATGTTCTGTTGCTACTGGTCCAAGTCCTGCCTCCTTACAAGTGTCCTCACTAATCTCTGCCATGTTTTTAATAACAGAACAAAGTTTAGCGGAAGCTGACCGACCAATTAGTTTAATAGAGAAAGCGGGCAATAAGTCAACTAAGTCAGTAGCCTTACTACTTTGGATTTCTCTATGCAGTTTAACTGCTAGTTTCTCGGATTGTAGTGCCTCAATCATTATTTCGAGAGGCAACTCGTAGATGTCGTACAAATCTTGAATTTGTAATTTCTCTACTGTTCGAGGTCCGAGACCTCTAATTTTAAGAGCTGAAGCAAAGTGTTCAATCTTCTTTGTTGTCTTACCACCACACTTGATGTTATGACAGAAAAGCTGATCTTTTTCCCATACTAAGTCTAACATACATGATGGGCAGACTTTTGGCGGGACTATTTGTTTCGTATTTGCTCTATTCATTTTCTATTTATATATTATAACAAAAATCAGTTGCCATGTCAAGAACTATTTTTCGGGAAGTCCTGTAGAATGAGCGAATCAATTTTGAAACACTCTGTATGACCTCCAAACTTGAACATAGGAACATATTTATCTTGCTTATACATATCATGTAGGTACTGTTCGTGTGCCCACACATTATAAAGGGTACTAGACCAAGTCTTTTGAATACGAATATCGTATCCTTTAAAACCTCTACTACGCTTTATAATATGCCGCCAATCTTTTCCACTAGCTATACCGACTTTGATGCACTCTCTTTCAAAAGTTTTTTCATTGACCAAGACTATGCCGTAGAGAACTCCCTCTTTATCTTTTTCTTCGGGGTGGTTATCAAAGAAAGTATGATTATATTTTCCTATACTAGCCATGTAGTAATCATATTCTTTGCAAGAAACATAAAACCTGCGGCGTTTAATATAATTAAGGCTCTATCATTCCAAATGATACTTACCCATAACCACAGCAAAACTCCTGTCATAGATAAAACCAAGTCATATTGTTGCAAGCCCTCTAAACCTCTTATAGACATTCCCATAAGAACAAAAGCACTAGCAACCCATTTTACATACCAATCGGTAGTTTGTTTAGGTGTAGCTGATTTAAGCCATCTGTTTGACTTTTCAAAATCCTCTTTGTTTACTACTTTCTTATCTGACATTATACTCTAGTTATTGCTCGCCAAACCAATTATCTACAGCGTCATCCATCCACTCCTGTGGAACAATACCGCTATCTTCGTATTCGTCCCACCATTCAAAATCGTCTGGTAGTTCTTCTATACCTAGTTCTTCGCATAGTTGTTCTACGAGTTCATCACCTTCAATTTCTTCGTAAGAAGTATCTCCGTGTATTGGGTCTGCCCATGCTACTCCTATGAAATTACGAAACTCGTCTTCATAGTTCATTCGTAGACCTGTTTTCATATACTTGGCTAAATGCCCTAACATTTCTATTGGTGGTGACCATGCTGAATACCCATAAACTTGAATTTCATCTACTTCTTCAATATTACACCACTTTGCTCCAACATTCTCACAATACCAATCATAGCCATTTTCAAGCCAACTATCGCCATCATCTAATGACCACTTTTGACCAAGATTTTCCATGAAGGGTTGTTTTTCTAGTTCTATTGCTTCTGTGACTTCCCATGAAGAATCTTCCCAAGTGCGTGTATAAGTCTGCATCTTAAACTCTTTAGTAAAATCTACTTCTGAATCTGCTGTTATAAAAAATGATACATTATTTGCCATTATAATCTCCTTACTATTCGTGGAATAATTTCTCCACTTCTGATTACTTCTACTTGACAACCTATCTCTAGGTCTAGGTCTGCTATATAGCGCATATTATGTAAAGTTGCTTTACTGACCATTGCGCCATCAATCTCAACTGGTTCTAAGTGTGCTACTGGAGCAACCACTCCTGATTTTCCTACATTCCAAACAACATCTAATAGAGTAGTTTCTACTCCTGATTGTATTTGTTTAAGAGCATATGCTCCGCGTGGGTGATGTGATGTATGTCCTCTATCAGTGAATTCCTTGTGTGAATTAATTCTAAAGACGACACCGTCGTCTGGGTATTGCGTCCAATTACTTTCAGTAGCTGTAGCAAACCCAGATTCAGCCAAAAATGTCATATCATCTGTCCACTCGTCATTCCAAGACTCTTGCAATCCATATGCTATGAACTGCAACTGTCTTTCACGAAATTCGTCAGTAGACTTTAAGTTGAGTGCGCCCGCAGCATAGTTGCGAGCATTTTTGATAGTCTTAGGAGCAACTACTTCGCCAGTAATTTGGATTATGTTCTGAACATTATTAATATGCTCAGGAACAAGTGTCTCCATATGGTTTGTAATATCCAAACCTTTTTTACCATCTCCTCGTGTTAAGGCACGAAGGAGCTGACCCTCGACATATAGTAATGAAACTGCAGCGCCGTCCAGTTTAGGACTTACAATTACGCTACCCTTGTAATTGTTAAACGGGTCTTTCGTGCTAGCTTCATTAGAGAAAACTTTTTGCAAAGAATACATTTGATACATATGAGGTACTCGGTTATCACTACTAGAAGTTCCTACTTCTTCGTAGCCCGCTATCTCAGAAAGTCTATCAAAAGCTGTGTCCGACATGGAAGGGTTGCCATTATAGTAGTCGGTTGCGGCTTGTTGTAATACTTCTTTTAAATTTTCCATTTATATATTATACTATTTTTTCGAAGCCGTGTCAAGAATTATTTTCAGTTAAGGTAAATTTTATCTAGTATATCTTTGAAGTGTTCTTCTAAAATATCTTTTGCCTCAGCAAGTGAGATAATCTCTACTAATCCTTCGAATAATCCCCTAGAATTATTGAAATCCAGCTTCATTGCTACCCCATCTTTAGATGGCTTAAAATCGCCATCAAAGTCAAGGTAATATTTTCTTAGATGTAAGTATTCAACATCTCGAAATGTATTGATAGTAAGTCGTATTTGTTCGGTTGCTTCTTCATTCTCGGAGATAATCTTTTCGTATATCTCTGGAGCCTCATGCAGCATCATCTTTTATTCCTCAGAATTGCACTAAGGGGTTGAATGTTAGTTACATTTTTGGGCATTAAGAGTCTGTAAGAATCAGTATCCCAACAAAACAAAAGAACCGAATCCGCTGTTTCTTTGGCTCGGTTCTTTTTACTTTGTATATACTTATTATCAAAATCTAAGGTACAAACATTATACTTTAGTTTTCGAGAGTTAGTACTTCGGTATGTGATAATTGCGTCTCCACAATTTTTCACTTGACTTATAAAGTCTTGCTTTTTCACTATAATACTCCATTACTATTAAGAAAACTCTTTCTCTTTAGTAATGGCTAGTATTAGTTGTTTATTGCGTTGATAACACCTGTGAAGTATACTGATGCTTTACCTGTCAATTTGTCAATGATGTCGTCATCAATGTCTTGACCAGCATCACTCAATGCATCTTTCAATGACTGAGCAGCGTCAGCTTTACTTACTCTAGTTCCACCACCTGTTGATGATTTACTAGAACTTGTTGCAGGGGCTTTCTTAACATACACGCCAGCTTTAGTCAAAATCATTCTGACTCCGTTAGGGCTTTCGCCTAACTCTTCAGCTATGTCTTTAACAATCTCCATTGAAGTTTCTGGAGTTGGTTCAGCTTCTGTGTACATTTCAACGGCTTGAGCTTTGGATTCATCTGTCCATGCCATGCGTCTTCTCCTTTTTGTACCTCGATAGCCAGGGCAAGTCCCTAATCTGTCGAGTTGTTGTTGATAAA